CGTACCCTGTTTTACAAGGCTCTGCAAGCGGAGAATGTTCCAGTAAGCTATTGGCAATTTGTGCCAGTCCCGCATTATCCGGTATTCCAGGATACGGGAGCATATCCCAACACCGAGTTTGTGTTAGCGAACTCGATCATCATTGGGGATGAACGTAATCCTGGGAGCTGTGCAATCCAGGTTCGACTATGAGGAGATTTCCAATGAAAGTCCGTTTTTCCGTTTTCACGATCGTGCTGCTTCTTTTGGCCTTGACAGCTTGCGTAGCAATGCCCGTCCCTACTGAGGCTCCCCTGCCTGAAGTACGGTACATCAACTTCAAGATCTATGATCCTACCTATGTCGCAATGGACATGGGTTTTGATGTCAAGCACGGTGTCAAAATCGTGTTGTCTGGCGATGTGCTTGCTGGCCCCAATGCGATCCAGGCGATTGCGGCTGGTTCCGCCGATGCCGGGGCATCTTCTATCGCCGCCCTGGTCAATGCCAATGCTGCGGGTTTGCCCGTGCAAGGCGTCGTGGACTTACAAACTACCTTTTCCGATCAACCGCTCCAGAAGTGGTATGTACGCTCCGATTCTCCGATCCAGGCCCTTACCGAAGCTGACCTATGCGGAGCGAATTACGCAGTCAATATCTGGCGTTCCAGTTTCCACTATACTTCGCTGATGATGATGGACAAGTACGGTATCCCGGAAGATTGTGTCAACTGGTCGCTACTCAGTTTCGGCAATCAGATTCCGGCCCTTGCCGAAGGGAGCGTCGACATCATCGGTCTGATGCAGCCCTACCAGGGCTATGCCGATGCGGAGTATGGTGACCAGTTCCGTGAACTTTACAACGATCACGATGAAGTATACGGCGAGCGCATGGTCTCCTTGATTTTCCAAAACCGGCTGTGGGCTGAGTACAATCCCGAAGTGTCCCGCAACTTTGTCGCCGCCCTGGTCGAAGCCATTGACTGGATCAAGGATAACCAGGCCGCGGCCAAACCCATTATCGCCAAGTACACCGGGATCGAAGAAAAGTTCATTGCGGATTACCACTATACGGAGCATGGGCAGGTTGTCCCTGCCGATATCCAGTTCTGGATCGATTACATGCTGGCGCGGGGCGACATTACCGCCGACTGGCTCAAACCCGAAGATGTGGGCACAAATGCCTTCAATCCGTACCAATAAGAAGCAAGGCCCATGATTAACGCTTGATTCTCGAATTGCTCCTGTTGTTGTTTGTATGTGCCCTAATCATGTTGGCGAATGCAGGGTACATAACTTCTGCTATCCGGGAAGTTGGCAAGGAGCGGAGGCCTGGGAGCAGGCAGAACAGGAGCAATTAGAGGCCCTGCATATCAGTTCGCGTAAGTAGCGTGACCCATGAATACTGGAATTACTCCCTGGTACGAGCCGCCAAGTAGCCAGCGGTACTGTGAAAGGTGTCAGCAGTACCCTGTTCCCATAACTGCCCCCGCCTATGTTTATCTGGACCAGCAGACGCTAGCACGAATTGAGACGGGGTTAGCGGAGATACTGGCCTTGTTACAGGCTTTGGAAGCGAAGGTTGCCCGCATGGGTGATCGCATATCAGGGAATGCATAATGCCATCTAACCGAGTTCGTAAGTTACAAGAGGATGCCCGCCTGCAACGGCGGGATGAAGCGTGGCGTCTACGCACCGAAGGACGATTGACTCAAGTACAGATTGCGGAGCAGTTGGGCGTCCATCAAACCACGATCCTGCGTGATTTGCGCTGGGTGGCGGAGCGGGTGGATGCCGAGTTAGTCAAGACTGCCACCACGCATCGGGCGATGCAGATCACCCAATTGGAAATCGCCTATCGAGAAGCCATGGCTGCCTGGGAAGCCAGTAAACAGCCCAAGCGGAGAGTGACCGAGAATAAGCAGCGGGAAGTGCGGATCAATGCCCTTTCGGGGCAAGAGGAGGCGATCACTACGGGGAGCAATGTGATCACTAGCGTAGCCGAGAGCACTGGCAACGTGGCGTACCTGAATGCCGCCCGCGGAGCCTTGTCGGATATCCGGGATTTGCTGGGCATCGAAGCCCCCAAAGAACTGCTGGTAGGCGGGATGGCAGAAAAACCCCTGATTTTCACTGACGTTATCGTAGAATTACCGGAGTAGCCGCATGGCTGCCCCCACGATATGGCGGGTAGACGCCAATGACAAACTGCGCCTGGGCTTGCATCGGGGGCAAGCTCAGGTGTGGCGGAGCGAGAAGCGGTTTCTGTTTATGCTGGCGGGGACTCAAAGCGGCAAGACCAGCTTCGGCCCCTGGTGGCTAGCCAGGGAAGTGGCTGAGAAAGGGAGGGGGGACTATCTGGCGGTTACGTCCTCCTATGACTTATTCAAGTTGAAGATGCTTCCGGAGATGCGGACTGTGTTTGAGAGGATGCTGGGCATTGGTCGCTACTGGGCGGGCATGAACATTATCGAACTCTATGACCCGGAACGCAAGGTTGCCCCTGCCAAAACCAGCAATGGTGAAATGTGGGGACGCATTATCTTGCGATCAGCTCAGTCTGAGGGTGGGTTAGAATCAGCCACCGCCAACGCAGCCTGGATCGACGAGTGTTTTGACGGTGACACCATGATCGCAACCGAGGTTGGGGACATATCCATTAGGGACATCGTCACCAAGAATATGGATGTACGCGTGTGGTCATACAATACGAGTACGCAGGCATGGCAACTGAAGCCGGTTGTCAGGTACATACGTAGTCAAATTAAAAAAGAACTGGTGAAGTTTGGGGATACCTGGGTTACACCAAATCACAAGTATTGGACAAAAGAGGCGGGCTATACGACAGTAACCGACATTCTTCGTGCGTGGTACAATGACGAAAGCACAGGAGAAGTACACCATGTGTGGAAGCGAGTATTGCGGAGGGGAGAATGGGTGGGCGTGTCTGCATTTCTCGAACCACGTGGTCAAAGCATGGCTGGAGGGTGCTCTAAAAGAGATTACGTCTACAATCTCGAAATTGAAGGCAACCACAACTACACAGCCAACGGCTATTTAGTATCTAATTGCGGACAAAATGAGTTTAGGGTATCGGCTTGGGAAGCGATCCTGCGTCGTTTGTCCCTGTCTCAGGGGCGGGTGCTGGGAACGACCACGATCTATAATCGGGGTTGGTTGAAAACCCGTATCTACGATCCCTGGAAAGCAGCACAGAATGCGGGACAGGAGCATCCGGAGATTGATGTTATCCAATACGCCAGTGTCATGAACCCGGCCTTTCCCCAAGAGGAGTTTGACCGTGCCAGGCGCAGTTTACCCACCTGGAAGTTCCGCATGTTTTACCAGGGTCTGTTTGACATCCCACCCGGATTGATCTATGATGTATTCAATCCGGAGATACACAAGAAACCGCACATCGGCTTCCCAGCCAGTTACCCCCGTATCGTGGGTATTGACCCTGCGGGCGCAAAGATAGGCTGTTTGTGGCTGGTGTACGAGGAAACCGCTAACGCCCTGACCGTCTATCGGGAGCATCTTGGCCTTTACGGGAAAGCCATTCCCGAACATGCCAAAGATATTCTGCGGCTGACTGGGACGGAAAACGTGGTCAAGTGGATTGGTGGAGCAAAAGCGGAGGGGCAGTACCGTCTCGAATGGCAGGCCGCGGGAGTGCCGGTAGAACCGCCTCCCATCACCGATGTGTGGCTCGGCATTGATCGGGTGTATGACCTGATCAAGCAAAACAAGCTGCGGGTATCGGAGGCCTGCCCGGAACTGCTCAATGAATTAGACGCTTATTCCAGGGAACTGGATGAGAATGATTTGCCCACAATGGCGATTATTGACAAGGAAAGCTATCACTTATTAGATAGTTTGCGTTACGTGATTGCCTGGTTGCTAGAACCCACCCAAGGGGTGCGGGTTACTTACAATCCGGTTATCATTGGACGCTAGGAGACACGATGGAACGACCTTCTTTTAGACAGCAAGCACTCCGCTTCTTCTTGCGAGCAGTAAACGAGTTAGATGGGCGAGGATGGCCGATGGCCTACTCCGTGTTCCCCGGGGCAAGGGCTTACAAGGACTTCTTGCAGGATCGGGCAACTGTTACCAAAGCGGTTGCGGCCTTCGTTAGTGATCATAGGCCGATAGGAGGCCGAGATGGAACGACCAACTTTTAGACAGCGAGCATTACGTTTTTTTCTGCGCGATGAGCTGGAAAAGCTTGACCAGGCGACCAGTTTGCTCCTGGAAGGTTATCGCCAGGGCCCCGCCCTATTATCCCCCGCCTCGCTAGAACGTAGCTTACGAGAGACGGACAGCCAACTGATTGACCTGATTATGCGGCAGCGGGGCTACACAGTTATAGGTGATCGGAAGCGGCTTGATGAGCAAGATCGGTTGCGGGCGGTTGAAGAAAGCCGCTACATGATGGACTACAACGTGACCGCTCAGTGTGCCCGGCGGATGTGGACTGACTTTGGTTTTGGCAGCCGGATGCTGTTCACGTTTCAGGATGCGCTTCCCGATAAGGTGTGGAATGACTTCTGGAAGGCGGATCGCAATGCCCCCTTGTTGAAAGAGCGTAAAATCCAAGTACTTTCCAACACCATGATTGAAGATGGAGAAATCTTCTTTGTGGTGTGGGTCAGCAAGCTGGACGGGGATTGTACTTTGCGGATGCTGAAAACCGACCAGGTGAAGCGTATCGAGTACGAGGATGACAGCCAATTGGTCGCCCAGTTCTATATCCAGGACACGCCCGCGGGCGAGGTCTGGTATCCCAACTGGCAGTTATCGGACATTACCAAATACGGCTACGAGTTCCCACCCGGAGCAATCCCAGCCTGGAGTCTGAACGATGACACCGAAGCCTATGTAGTTCACGGTGCGCTGGAGGAGCGGAACGGGCGCGGTTGGCCCCCGTTTATGAATGCCTATCCCTGGATGCGGGCGTACAAGGGCTTCCTGGAGGATCGGGCAACGCTTGCCAAAGCGGTGGCGATGTTCGTGGACGAGGTCATCCACAAAGGCGGGGATCGGATCACCGATGCCCTGACCGACAAGTTTCAGAGCAGCTTGGTACGCAGCGGCTGGGGCGAAACCAATCCTAGCGCGGTCACAGGAAGTACTTTGATCCACAACGACGCGATTGAAACCCGGCGGCGTCCGCTAACCACCGGAGCTGGGGATGCTCAGACCGATGGGATGACCCTTTTGGCGCAGGTGAGTACCGGCACAGGCGTTCCCCCGCACTGGTTGGGACGTCCCGATAGTATGCAGAACAAGGCAGTTGCCCAGGAAACCAAGCTGCCCTGGATCGAGCAGTTGGAACGTTACCAGTTGTTTTGGGCCGACGTGTTCCGGGATATTGTCACGGTCGTATTGCGGCAGAAGAACAAGTACTCGAAAGGGGTCGTGATTATCGACGCTGAACCCTACATCAGCATGGAAACCCCCGCCGATGTACAAATTGGCGATGCGCCTACGTTGTTGGAGATTGTGAAAGCGGCCAGTGAAGTGCTGTCCCCTGGAGAAGCTAAGGAAGCGATCTTGAAGATTACTGTGACCGCCTTGAAGCAGTATGGGATTGCCTTGACCCCGGAAGCTGCCCGCGATCCGCATGATCCGGAGTTGGTAGCCCAGCTCACCAAAGTTTTATATGAGGATGTAGCCCAGGGCAAGCTGAGTATTGAAGCGGCAGCGGCTACTCTCAGCGAGATTGTGGCATGAGCGAGAAAACCTACTCCCAGGCGGTGCGAGCCTATGCCCGTGGCCTGTGGTTAGGGGTCTTCACTTATCAGCAGTTCATGGAAGGGATGCTGTTTACCATTAAGCGCAGTCTGGAGAAAGCCTGGTCAGAAGGAGCCGCTGCCTGTGGAGTGAAGCCCGACGAGTACACTCCCGCTGAAATTACCGCCTTGAAAGTGCTGATTGTGCGGCAGTATAGCTACTTGGACCGATTAGCTAGTTTCTTCGAACAGAACCGCAGAGGGGATGGTCTATTGAGGACGGTAATGTTTCGG